TAGGTGTAGGTGTTGGTGTAGGTGTTGGAGTAGGTGTTGGAGTAGGTGTAGGTGTTGGAGTAGGTGTTGGAGTAGGTGTCGGCGTTGGAGTAGGCGTCGGTGTTGGTGTCGGTGTCGGCGTTGGAGTAGGCGTCGGTGTAGGTGTTGGTGTTGGAGTTGGAGTAGGAGTCGGTGTAGGTGTTGGAGTAGGTGTCGGTGTTGGAGTAGGTGTCGGCGTTGGGGTACAAAAAGCGCAGGGATCAATATTAGTCCAAAAACCTATAGAAGCTGAAGTGTGAGGACAGAAAAAATCATGTGATACAGGTACATTAGAAAACGCTGTTTGCTGGGTACCATCACCCCAATTGACAGTAATATTGCCTGATGTTGTTGTAATATTAAAGTCAATTAAATCTGAACTGCACGGTGGTGGGGTTGGTGTAGGGGTAGGTGTAGGGGTAGGTGTGGTGACAATAGGACTACCCACAGCTACTACTTGATTTTGAAATAAAAAAGGCGCATTAAAATTGTTTATTTTAACTTGAACATTGTCTGCAGTAACTGTGAGTCTTTTTTGTTTATTAACAGAAACCGAATAAACATTTACAGTATTTAAATTTGGTAGTATTTTTGGTATTTCTACTGTAGAGAGTCCTTGAGTAACACTAAGACCACCAGGGGTTATGTATTTCAATATAAATGTATTAACAGAACTCATGTTTTATCAAATTATTTAGAGAGCTAATCATTGTCTACGGGTATCTCAAAGTTAACGCCCCATTTTATGCTCAGTTTTTCGAAAATTTCATATTTTTCTGGTGGTGTCAACGCTCTATCATATAAAAGAATATGAGACACTTCATTATTTAAGAGTAACTCCGGCGGTAAGGAGGAAGAGCTATAAAATATTGTACCGTCAGGTATATTGCCCTTCATTATTAAAAACAACGTGTAATCGCTGGTGATAGTTGCAAACCCTGTTGAATTAATACATGTCAAAAACTTGTTAGTTGTTAACCCATTAAAAAGAATACATTTGCGCTGAGACTGGCTTTGTGTTTCATAAAGAAACAGAGGCCGTGATATAAAAACACCTTGTGCAAAATCATTACCATACACAGATTTATCTTTCCAGTACGAAACTAAATTATTTAAATCTTTAAATACAACAAGCGGATCACTTGCATCTAAATTTAATATTAAATTAGATCTCCCTTGGTAAACACCGCTAATAATTACAGAGTCTGAATATACAATATCAAAATTTACATCAGGAAGTACGTTATTATATACTCTATCTGCTGCGCTAAAAAATCGCGCGTTTGTAGTATAGTTTTCTGGTTTATCTATTTCAAACACACCCAATGTTTCATCTAAGTTTTCTGCATGTTGCGCAATATTTAAAAGTCTTATATCTTCAAAATCATAAATGGTTGAAGGGTAAAAGTCAAGTTTATATCTAAAAATATTTGCAGACATATTACCGTTTAATACTGTTATAGTAGGTATATATGTTGTTACTTCGTTTGATTTTGGCCAATACTCATGTGATATATTGACTGATGTGGGGTCTCCACTGTTCAATAATGCTGCACCTACAAGATTTGGTACAATATCTCTTTCAATAACTATAGATTCACCATCGCCAAAGTCGTAAGCTATTTTTAACGCAGCATAACTCGATGTGTCAATACCGGATGGTGAAAATGTTATATTATAAGGTCCTTTAAAAGGTGCAGCAGTAATAAACTCATAAGTTGTTTGAAATATATACCCCCACGGGAAAAACTGACCACCGCTAACAGTTTCAACGAATGTGTTTGGGTAAATTGCTCCACCATCTGCCGTCAATCCATATACAAAATTTAGCCTATATACAGGATCTACAAATAAATAGTGATTTAAAAGTTGTGGATTACCCAGCTCTTGACTGCTAGATAAGGTTATAACATAACTTTTCACATTATTATTTACTCAATTTTATTAAATTTAGCAGCCTATTATATCTCACTACTCATCACAACCCAGTTAGTACTGTTAAATTTAATCACTCTATACATTGTATAGGGACCGGATGTTGACCAGAGAGTAACACCACCGCGCGTATATCTATTTGTTCTTGGGTTACTATTGATCGTTTGTCCACCGGTAGCTGAGATTTCAATAATACCTGTACCCAATTGTAGAACTGTTGCCTCTGTACCTATACCATATGGGAGACCTGATGCATCATTAGCAGGTATACGTATCACAGACCGGACACTACTATTGCCTACTATTGTTCTTCTGTGAGCTGTTACAGGTAGTATATATGTGTTTACTGAGTCAGCTGATAACACATCTACACCTAATTCTACAATAGGCTTACCTACAGGCTCGAAAATTAAAGCCTGGGTAGTGGCGTTCCAAAACGGGTAATTGCTTGTAAAAAGAACCGCAATTGCATCATACAACGCCTGTCTAGAAATTGTCCCCGGACCACCTAAAGCTGGATCTTGTACTACTTGTGTATCACTCAAATACTGTACGTATGTGCTATTGTAATAAACCGATGCAGAGAAAGAAAGACCTGTTGTGGGGTCTAGTACAGTTTGTGCTGTATTCCACCAATCAGCGCTACCCGCGTTGACCGTTGATGTTGTTGAGACAAACCCACCGCTTACTGCATAAAGTGTATCGTGTGTTGAGTTCCAGTTCGGAATTTCCGGTAAAATAGTAAATACATTATTATAAGCTGAGTTCCAATTATCGGTACCGGTCAGTGAATTTTGATAACCCCAATTCCATTGAGAGCTTAAGGAAAGTACTTGATTATATGATGTATTCCAGTTGCCGCTTGTAGAGGATACTGTTGATGTTGTAGATTGAAATCTCGCGGTTAAATCACGGACAGCAGTGTCGGCACCACTACCACCACCTCCACCTCCACCGGCAGCGTTTATAGTTACAACTCCTGTTCCTCCAGGTGGTGATATTGTTACGTTTGTACCTGCTACTATTTGGGTCACCCCTGCAGTTGCACCTCCCCATGTGGAGCTTAATGAAGAAACAGTGTTCCATGTTGTCCACCAACCAGCACTGAAATTATTTGTAGTTGTATAATTTGACTGCCACCTAGAACTTAAAGAAGACAATGTACTAACTGTTGTTTGGTATCTACTACTGTTACTATTAACAAAACTATATACACTTGACCACGATGCACTATTAGCTGTCATTGTTGTATATGTGCTTGTCCAAAGAGGCGCCGCTGTGCTATTTGTTAGAATAAACCCTGGACCCCAGACACCCCCTGATTTAGGACCGTAAATAGCATAGATTGAAGTATCAATATAAAAATCACCATTAACACCTAATGAAGCAGATGGCGTACCAACACCATTGCGCACTGTATTCCCTGGCTCTCCCTTGCAGAGAGCTGTAATTGCTGGTACGTTTAAAGATAATGTTGCTGCAATATTAGGCATATTAGTATTTAATTATATTTTAAAGTTTTCTACCATTTTTAAAAGCTAGAAGTACCATAATTAATCGTTATATAATCATCTCCGCTCTGTAAAGGAGCTGTTCCATCAGGTGTTATTAAAATAAGAGGTGGTAGATAATTATAAGGAGGTGCATTTTCTATGCTGATAGAATCGTAAAGTGATAGTGTTGCTGGGTTTGGCACCTGACCAAGATAGGTCGCTCCATAATAAGTCCACAACGTAGTAGATGGTATACCGGAGAGTGATGTAAATATACCGTTAACATTAAAGTTTTTAATAGAAAAACATGTATCTATTAAACCGGTAGCGAAAGATAAACAACAACAAACACTCACTGGCCAATCTTCTGGTAATGAAGTATTAACATAGCTGGTATAACTTGTATCTTCAGGGTGCTGACAATCTATAATAAGCGTTTTACAAAAATCTGTTAGTCTAATTCTCATTTTATAGAATTTGACTTCATCATATGTTTGTACTTGTTGATATAGAGAAAGTGGTTTACTATATGCCGATAAAGATAAATCATTCGACGTATAATATTTTGAATACAATCTATTTTGTGAGCCGCGAACAGAAATACTATTAGGTGTGCCTATAGTTGAACCATCAGGACCAAAAGCTGATGTACCATAATTACCTGTTATATCAAACCCAACACCTAACTGACCACCATTAACACCGAAAAAGGTATCTTGTTGTGAATTATTAACACTTGCTGATATACCTATTGTCGAAGAATAACACAGACCAGGTCCCGGTCCACCACCTGATAAACATTTAGCAAAAGTATCATAGAAAAACACACAAAACCCCTCACTGCCCGATACTTCTGATCCGTAGCATGCATATTCAAACGATATAACTATGTCCTTGGTAGTATCAAGGAAAGGTGATAAGTATATAGTGCCCGCTACTGCATTTGGCGGCAAAGCGTATAATTCCATAGTAGTTTCTACTATTACTTATACATTTTTTACTGTTTCTCAATTATTAGTAAAAGGTTTGAGAAAAAGATCCCATTCTTTAATCCTATGTTTATTCCGAATATAGTATGTAACCGGCATTTCTTTTGGTGGTTTAGGTGTTTTTAATAGTTTTAACCCTGCCTGCTCAGGTGTACGACCAGCTTTTTTTGAATTTACATCTTTATGAGCTAAAACACAGTTCGCCCATGTAGTTTCACCGCCTTGCTGTTTAGGAATTACATGATCTATATTACCCTCACCTGGTTGCAGTTTTTTACCAGTATATTGACATACTCCACCATCACGTAACCAGATATTTTTATTAGAGAACCTTGGTCTTTTTTTAGGTACCCTATCAAAATTACATAATACTATTACTTTAGGTATTTTAATATTACCTCTTACTGTTTTAATATAGTGATCATTGTCATTTACTGGCAATTTAATCCAGTCAGCCCACTTAAGCGGAACCATATGATCTTCACCTCTAATATCTAATCCTGTTGCGGTATCTGAATACATCATTGATAATGCATCAGCAGGTGTTTTAATATGAATAGCCTGCCAACCGCGATTTAAAACTAAAACTGTATCTTTTGTAAGATGCGACATACAAAAATATTTACTATAAATTACGGTTGCTTCTCTTCATCTTCATCAGGATCAAAACCAAAACGCTTAATTGCTTCTTCTTTACACAGAGTCACACACCAGCCTCTTGAATATAGTTTACCAGGCTTTCCTGTGACCTCACAAGTCTTAGAAGAAAGATATTCACAAAAATCTATAGCACTTTCAATTGTATCGGAATACCTGCTAAGGTTTTTATAGAGCTCATCCGTGTCTTTAAGCTCGAATCCAAGTTCTGCATAATTCAGCTCACCAAAATGCCAATACACCCGGAGAGTACCGTACTTCTCTTTGATTTGGTCAAAAACAACATCCGGACAATAGAAGTTAACATACTCACCATCATTTTTCTTTATGAAATAAGAGCGATTTTTCTGAAGGTTTGTAATGAACCCGCAAAGGTTATCGAGAATATCAAACCACCCGTCACCGCACTCACACCCAAAACAGATAAGAGTCTCTTTTGGTGACATGTTTATGTTTTTAAAAAGCTTAGGATACTTTTCGATTAGTTTATGTTCTAGTTCTTGTTTCATTTTTCTTTCTCTTTCTCTTTCAATTGTTCTTCATATCCCTTTATCCAGTCGTGCACTTGATCGAAAGACCAATCAATTGTTTTTGGAACAGAATCATTAAACTCTTTGTATAATTCTTTAAAATCACCCCATAATCTTGCATCTATATTACAGCAAGGAGCACCTCCTCCAAAGAGCACTAGTGACTCATCTACTAATTCGTAGTATTCTTTATTTGTCATTCCAGCCATATTAGTGACGCGAGATTAGAAGTGCAAGCTTAGATTTATTACCCGTACCTTCTTCATATTTACCATAGTACCATTTAGGATTAGAATTTGGCCTTATAAATTTTTGATGCAAATTAGCAACTGGATCAAAACCGTCTTCGTATCCATTAACAACGATTTCAATATCTGGATCAAGCCGTAAAAGGTGTTCTGTAAGCTCCTTAACTGTCATATCTTAATGTTTCGTTATTTGTTAAACCTGTAACCCGGGAAGAAAGCTTATACTTCTTTGGATTCTCTTGAGGTATAGGCTTTGTAGTCATCCTGCCATCTATAATTATACCATAATCTTTCTCTGTATCAAGGTTCCAACTTTCATAGGGTTGATTCATACCCAGACATTCAGGCTCACGACATCTTGTGTGCCCAACGATCTGTTTACCAATAGCTTCTGAAGCCTGAAACTCGTTGTTCCAGTCAAGCCATAACATACCACCTGTATTGCAGTCACCGCCTCTGCAGTAACCAGCTCCTGAAAGGAGATAGTTGTGAGGGCGAGTAAAGTCCCTAAAGTTCTTCCAAACAACAGGGATAATCTTTTCAATAAGATCTTCTGGAGTCATTCCGTAAGGTATATGCTTATCAGATACCCCAGCATGAGACAAAGTAAACCCTTGTGTACGATGAACAATTTTAAAATGTTCAGTAAAGAACTCGTCTTTAAGTCCGCGGTCAAAGAACTGATGACGGAACTTTTTAGCCTTTGAAGCTGTAAAGCCTGAACAATAATATTTTACCGTTTTGGAAATTCTATTAGAAGAGTAGTCCTTATTTTCGTGAATATATGAAATGTCGTGGTTGCCTATTAAAAATACGAACTTATCCTTATTAGGGTGATCTAAAACAAGATGCCGCAGATACTCACATGTCTCTTCAAAACCGGCTACTTTAGGTGGTTCATAAAACGAATCGAAATAATCTCCGAGAAAGACAACTTCATCGTAATCTGTCTCAGTATTAAGAATATGTCTGACTGATTTAACACGCTGATGAATATCAGGTATAACTATAGTTTTCATTTTAACTCTTTTAAGATCTTATCTAATTCTTCTGATGTAACTTTTTTGTAGACAGTATTATCTTTTTTTGGACCAGAAAACTCAAGCAAATATTTGAACCAATAGATAGAAAACTTCCAGTATTTGCCGCCATTAAAAAAAGAAAAGCGTGGATATGCTTTTAAATGAAATAAAGGCACCCAGTCAAACCAAATGTTAATTGGTCCAATTTTCATGTCCAGAGATGCCTCCGCCACTTAACAAGCTCGATTAAAACCTTAGTGTCTTTATCTTCCATTTCCTGTTCCAGCTTTTCAACCTTCTTGTAGTTAGGATAGGCATTGCCAATTTGCTTCTCTAGTACTTTGCGGTATGAGGTAATATAGATATAAGCCCACTCAAGCCATGTAGTAAATTTTAAAGCATCCCCACCTGTACCTTCCCAGTCTACGATCCCTGCCTTATATTCATCTTCGTAAAAAGATTTGATAATCTCAAAATTAACTTCTTGAAGAACATGATCAAGGTCCATCCAATGACGAGGTACTGCCTTGCGGATTCGAGAATGCTTAGGTGCCCAGATGGTCTTAACCTTCATCCAATAAAATTCTCTAATCTGATAAGGAATGCGTCTAATAATTTCGTCCTGAATAAACCAACCAACACGGTCTTGCCAAGTAGATTTATAACCCAACCAATCTGGAGGTCTAACAGAGTTAATGCTGCTTTTAAGTTTTTTAATCATTTGTCTAATATCAATAATAGTTGAATTTTAGGTATTATCAAGCTATAAATTATTTTATGCAAGAAAGCCAATTTGAAGGAGCGGGATTTATTTTTTTGACAACATCTAATAAGGTTTTATTGCTCCAAAAACCAAATAAAAATTGGACGTTTCCCGGGGGTCATGCTGAATTATATGAAGAACCTAAAGAGACAGCAATGAGAGAGTGTATGGAAGAAATAGGTGTAATACCCAAAGGAGAAATTTTAGGTTATTTTAAATATATAAAACCTGATACAAAGGGTAAATGTTTTTCTTTTTTAATGAAAATAAAAAAAGAATTTATTCCAATTCTATCCTCTGAACATATTGATTATCGATGGATTCAAATAGCAGAGCTTAAAAAAATAAAGCTTTCGAAGTCTGTTCGACAGGCTATAGCAGAATTATTCAAGTACCTCAAAGGACGATAAATCGCGCTCCGGATACTTTAACCCATTGTCCACAATATACTGATCCAATTCTTCTTTGGTATCTGCAACTGCTAAAGTTTCTACAACTGTCCAAAGACCTCCACATTGTTGAGGCTCCATAAGAATCTCTTTAGAACTCTCTTGATAAAGTAGAATCCATTTATCTTGATCGACTTCAACCGCTGCTTTTGAATATACATTAATCATAATATTATGGTAAGTTAACAGTCACATCCCATGGAAATCCACTTAGCCCTGATTGTACAGTTGCAAGTCTTCCAAATCTAGCTAAATTCTGATAAAATCTAAATCCATCATTAGCATTAGTAGTTCTTCTCATAGTAGCTGTTCCTGTGCCTGTAACAAGAGTTGGTGAATCTGTTGCTACAGTATATCTAAACTGATTTGCATTAATAGAAGATATAGCAAATGTTCCTGTAAATACACTTTGAAGACCTGTGATTGTCACTAGACTACCATTTGGGTGATTGTGGTTTGTTACATTAGCTGTAACAGTTGTACCGAGAGTAGTAAAATTCGAACCGGTTAATGTAGTAGTAAACCCACCTGTATAGCTTGGAGCAAAATTTCCTGTACCACCTAAAATAAGGATTCTTGGGTCTGCAGTTCTTGTTGTTGCATCAAATGTTGATAGAATAGTGTTTACTGTAGTTCGGGTTAGTTGATTATTTTGCGCTTGAAATTCTCCAAGAGTATTAGAAACAGAACCACCAGCAAAGCCTGATAGTTTAGATGTTGTTCCCCGTTGATTATAGCAAAAAAATTTTTCTAATTCGGTATTTGCACTAAGGCTTGGTATAGAGCCTGTTAAAAGATTATTATGAAACCAGCACTCCGTGAGATCTACATTATTTGTTAGATTTGGTATAGAGCCTGTTAAATTACATGAAGCTAATAAAAACCTTTGTAACTTTGTACAAGAATTAATATTAGGAATAGAACCTGTTAAAGGGTTTGAATAACAAGAAAATACCAACATAGCAACTTGATTGCTTAAAGATGGTGGAATTGGTCCTGTAAGATTATTATCATGAACCAAAAAGTTAGTCCAACCATTAGTATTGGTTAAATCAGGAATTCTCCCAGAAAGATTATTATTAAGGCATTGGAAGTTTTTTAATTGAGAATTATAATTTTGAATAGTTCCTGAATATAAATTATTACTATACACAGCAGTACCTAAATTAGGAGTTCCTGCAAAAGATGGTAAATTTCCTGTAATTTTATTAGTACCAAGATTTATAAAAGTTAAATTTGCATTATTCTCATAACCACTGATAGCTGTAATGTGGTTATTAATACAACGAAATCCCGTTAAATTAGGAAAAGCAGATAAATCAATAGTTCCACTCAGTCTTGGAGAACTTGATCCACAGTTAATTTCTGTAACTGTATTGTTTCCAAATTGTGGAGTTATGGATATGGAGGTTGTTGCCATCTCAATTATTTATAAACAATTGGTTAATTTACAAGATTGTTTAACTTTATAATGTATTAATTCAATGTTACAAAAACATTTGTAATTCCTGGGGAATGAGCAGCCGCCCCTTTCCAAAAATTAATGCGTATAGTGTTTCCAGCAGGAACATTTGAAGCTGATAGAGTAACTGTTTGAGGGGTAGTTATACTTGTATTTGCCAAAGTAGTTGAGGTGGTAGCATTTACTATGTTACATCCAAGACTCCAATTATTAGCATTAAAAGGATTAGACGCAAAAAATGTCAAAGTAATATTAGAAGTTACTGGCATTACGAAGTCTTGAAAAAAAGGTAACACCCCTCCTGTTTCCGCTGGAGATCTTGATAGAACATTAAGATTTGCATAATAAACACCAACAGTAGTAGCAGACTGTAACACCACAAAATCATTTGTAGATACATTTCTAGCTGTTCCCCATCCAAAAGGAACTGCTCTTCCCCACCAATTAGTAACATTACTAGTCATTCCAGAAACATTAGAAAAATCTCCATTGACAACTAGATTAGACCAAAGTTTAGAGCCATTTAACCAAACTTCTTTGGCATTCTTATTACTATAAGATATAGATTTAGAAGTTTGAAGCTGCATATTATATTACAATATATAATACTCCTGTTTCTTGAACAACAGGTAAAGCAGAAACAGCTAAGATACTAGTAACTGCACTGGTTCCGGGAACTGTTGTGGTGTTAGTGGTTACTGCTCTTCTGCCAGCACTAAATATTGTACTTGAAGCACTAACTGTTCCATTAACTGTTAAGTTACCTGTAAGAGTGCCCCCAGCAAGAGGTAATAAAGTTGCTGTAGCAGAAGCAACATTAGTCTTATAAGAATCAAAGTCTGTATTAGTGGTAAAAGAACTAGAAGCACTTTGATAAGCTGTCGTAACATTATAAGCTTGATTCCATTGGGTTGAATCTCCGTGTTGAGAGGTGCTAACCGTTCCAACAACAGTCAAAGTGCTATTAGGATTTATTGTACCGATTCCAACCAATCCATCAGAATTTATAACCAGTCTTTCTGTCGGTATAGTATTCCCTGAAGTTGTTGTCGAAAAAGACAATCTACCTGGGACAGAACTTAATGCAACAGACGGAGTCTTATCAACAAAAACATTTATATCTGCTGCTGTATATGTATTTCTTGTAAAACTAGTAGATGCTGAAGAAAGATACCCAGTAAATGTTATTCCGCCCAATCTATCATTATTTTGAATAGTTAATGGGTCTGTCAAATTTCCTCTACTTTTTTGAAAGCGAATATTATTACTAATAGCTCCGCTGTTGCTAGATCTATTCATTAGTATATTCCCGTTATGTTCTGCTTCAGAAGATCCAAACTGTGAATATAATTGAATACCCACAAAAGGATTAATGTCTGAAAATCCTTCCGGTAGAGCGCCCCCAATAACCTGACCACTTACTAACAATTTATTCTTAAAGGTCGAAAAAGCATTAACTTCTAAAGAAGATATTAAAACGTTATTAGTAGAAAGGTAATTTGTAACTGTGGGTAAAATTTCAGCAGACTCTTCCCAAAATGCTGAATTACTCTGAACGGTGGTATAAGCTTGATTCCACTGAGTAGAATTGCCTACGTTATCATAAATTGTATTAGATGCACTTATTTCACCATTTACTGTAAAGTCTTTATTTGGGGTACTTGTTTTTACACCAACATTTGGAAAAGATCCAGTGTTTCCCCCAACATGCAATACTTCTACATCAGAGTCAATATCATAGAATGAAGCAATATCTCCATCTCCGTTATTACCTACCCATATGGCTGGTCCAGAACCAATATGAACAACACTCAAAGCACTTGTAGTAGAAAACACTGTATTAGCAAATGTTGTAGTGCCTGTAGCTGATATATTACCCCAAACTGTTAAGTTGTTATTAATTCTTGTTTCTCCGGATATTATCCCGCCTGTTAAAGGTAAGAAATTAGCATGGGTGTAATTTATTGCTGTATTTGATGCTAAATTCCATTGGGTGGAGTTTCCTTCTTGAGCATATACCACACCTGTTGCAGAAATGTTACCCGAAACTGTTAATCTTTCATTTGGAAGAACATTTCCAAAGCTAAAATTACCCACAGAATCTATTGTTCCTCTTTCTGCACTAGCTGTAAAAAACTTTAAGCTACCGGTATTCATAACATCTAAAATTAAATTACCTGTACCTCTGTGCCGAATATAAGAGTTTGCGTTTGGACCTGTATCTTCTCTGAGAATTCTAGTTCCAAAATCAAGATGTACAGCATCCCCAATGAGATCAACATAAGAATTTCCATTACCTGTTCTTCCTGTTCCGATTTCAATAAATCTTGTTTCTGTACCAGTTTCTCTTAAATTAATATTCCCATCTACAGTTAATCTTTCAGTTACTCTGCTATCATTATTTGCTGTTCCGATTCCTACAAAACCGCTTGAGAGAATGTTAATTCTGGTTGTATTGTTTGTTTCTAATCTAAAATTAAAAGCATCATTTGTACCTATTGTTGTAATGGCGCCTCTTGTATTTCCTCCTGCTAAAATTGTATTTGCAGAAGCTTGACTTGTTGCAGTAGAGGCAGCTTGCCAAAAACCTGATGCTTCTTGATATATTGTGGTAGGTAAAAGTGTTGCTGTAGCAGAAGCAACATTAGTTTTATAAGAATCAAAGTCTGTATTTGCTGTAAATGAAGATAAAGAAACGGTATTACCAGAAGTTATAGAAAGATTTTTAGAATTTTGATCAAATAAAAGAGTCTGATTGTCTGAATCTTGTACAAGATCGATTATTTGTTTTACAGTTGCTTTTAATTCTTCAGACCCATCCTCTTTATACCCCACAATATAATCTCCTGTAGTAAGAGGTGTTGCTGTTGAAAATTGTGTAAATTTTTTTGTAGCCATCTATATTATTTATTAAACACAGGGGTTTATATTATTCCAAAAAGTGCTTAGAGGAGCAGAATAGTCTGGACAATAAAAGGTATGATTCACTGGTGTAATAGAGTTTAAAGAATCAGAAGTGCCGTCGCCCCAATCTACCGAAATATTTCCCGATGTGGTAGTTACACTAAACCCGGTTAATACAACACCAGTAGGAGAAGATCCAGCGTAGAGACCTATAAGAGCCTGTTTATTATGAAACATTATAACCTCCCTACAGCGAATAATTGATTGTTGTCTTTATAGATAAAAGCTCCTCCGTATTGTGCTCCAATGGTAACACCAACGGAGTTAAGTTGCGCTGCAGACAATCTTAAATTATTTGTTCCTGTATTCATAACTGCTACATTAAATCCATTAGGTAATGAGGTAGGAAATATAGCGCATAGGGGTTGAGTTGTAGTATTAAAATGAAATATTTTATTGGTATCAGCATCTGCAAACGTTTTTGTAACAGATACATCGGTAATAGCTACAGGTGACCCTATAACTATTGCATTATTGTTATTGCCTATAATATAGGCTGTTTCTGTGCTCGAAAGAGCCACTATTTGTCCTGGGTATGCGATAGGGTCTGTATCAGCATATGCTGTTAAAGAGGACAAGGATGAAAAAACAGCACTATTATCTATAGGCTGATTTGAAAGTCTTGCAAACGGTCTTGAGAGTGAGAATGTTAATGCCATAATATTATACTATTACACTATATGTTTCATTGGACGTAAAGGTACCCACAGCTAAATATGTATACACATAATAGTTAGTTGGGAATAAACTATTAGCTCCATTTACCGATACCGTTGTTTGTGTAAAGTCTCCTGTTACGTTAAAGCCTAGGCCGTTTCTCACTTCGGATATTACGCCAAAGGTTGTTGGATAAGTGATTACAATTCGTTTTGTACCCGCATAAATCGGAATATCGAATGTTGTTCCGTTAGCAGGCCATGTACTACCGCTTCCTATCACCCCTGTTAATCCACGAATAGCCGATGAATCAGCTGGTGCAGATGCAGAAGTATCATTGCTATAAAATAATTTTCTTTTTCCTGTAATTGTCATGGTTCCTGGTGCTCTACCTGGACCAAATGCAGGTTGTAGCACACTCTTACTATTTATTGGTTGAGCACCGACATCAAACCCAATATTAATAGCATATGAATTTGTCCCATCATTAATATTTGCTGCTGTTGTAAGTAAAGTGTTAGTTAAATTATTTACTTCGCCGAAGAAAAGGTAATTATTTGCTGCCCCAGCCGCATTTATTTGGAAGGCTGATGGATTCCAGACACCACCAACGAGTTTACCAATCCAGGCACCAGTATTTAATGCAGCTGTAAAGCTAGCTGTTTGTTCACCTACTTCAACTTGTCCACCGTTAGAGATGGTTACAGAGTTTATTAAAGCAGTCATCGATCCTGATGCAAAAGGACTTACAGTTGGGAAAGATACCTGTGTTAATAGTCGCTCCATACAATGCTGAAGAGTAGCGCCATTTCTTAAAATAGAAAGAGCTGTTAATGCCCCAACTGCTAAATCTGTCGTAATATCAGATGTTAACGTACCACCACCACCACCAAGACCTAACGACCATAAATCTACACCAGCAGAAAGTATCTGACGTGCATCAGAAGTATTGTTTGATGAAATGCTACCGTTCACGGTTAATTTGGCGACAGGCTCAATATTATAAACATTATTGACATATGGATGATTAATACCAATGCCTATATTTCCATTAGCGCCAACACGCATATATTCCTTAAATTGTTGACCGTAGAAATTAGAGAACGACCCGAATCTTAGCGGGTCACCTTCCTTTACGTTAATGAACGCCTGCGCGTCTCCGGTTCTACCTCCGAAGAATTTTAAGAAGTGAGCAGGGCCAGGAAAAGGGTTGCCGCTTTCTGCAATAGAGAGACTATAATTAGCTCCTACCGACTCACTTCTAAGGTCAAAAAGTGATTGACCATCGGTACTTGCTGCTGTTAAGGATACCCATGGTGCTGTTGATCTATCTACACCGTGAACTCTAATATTACCACCATTAACAAACAGTAGGTTAGAGAATAAGGGATCAACTCCTTGGTTCCAGGTTGTTTGATTGGTAACTGAACGGTCGCCTATACCTACAAAGCCTGGAAAATATGCACCACCAGCAGCTGATACCATGAATTGACCGACGCGGGTTGTTTCTAGCTGTTTTGTATGCGAGTAATCCCCCCCAAATATATACGAATTATCAAATTTTGCATTAGCCAAGCGTCCATACGCGTAAGAACCGCTTCCTGTGGCTATAGTTGTATCACCTGCTGCGTAAGAGAAATTACCAGCAGCTGAGGTATTAGAGCCTATTGAAAAACTCGCGTACCCAAAAGCGCTTGACCCATCCCCACCTACAAACGCACCGGACGCATCTGGACCTGTAGTTAGGTTACGCCCAACAGCCATACTCGCTGGTCCAATTGTTAATGTCTCACGGCCACCTGCGTTTGAATAAACACCCCATGCAGTAGTTTGTACACCCCATGTTTTACAGCCATCTAAAACTGCAACCGTATCATTGCCCTCAGCATGTGAATTGTGTCCAAGAGCTCTTGTAAGCATACCTTCGGAGTGTGCGTATGTGCCTTGTGCTAAAGTTCTAAACCCTTCAGCATGAGCACCTAAGCCAAATGCACTTGTGTAGATACCCTCACTATGTGTTGCCCACCCTTGAAGTGGCTCACCTGCAAATGTTTCATATCCTTCAGCATGGCTAGCAAATCTTGTTGCTTGTGTATTGAACCCTTCTGCGTGTGTGTAAATATCAGAAGCTATTGTTCTAAACCCCTCAGCATGTGCACCGCTCGCTGCAATAGTTTCTATACCTTCGGCGTGACCATAAGATGAAAGTACCTGTGTGCGTTGACCCTCTGCGTGTCCGAAATGTGCACCACTATTAACTCGGGTTTGCAAACCTTCAGCATGTGCACCTACATCGAGAGCACTCGTACCTACCCCTTCAGTATGACTGAATAACCCGACAGCCATGGTAGATAGGCCCTCAGCATTTGTGTATATACCTAAAGCGCTTGTACCAAATCCTAGTGTATGTGAACCCTCACCGAGTGCTATTGTACCGCGACCTTCAGAATGTGAATTGACACCAATAGCGAATGTACTAAATCCTTCCGAATGTGAAAAATTACCTCGTGCAAGTGTTAGGTTACCCTCAGAGTGTGCATTAGTACCAAAAGCACTTGTAGATACACCTTCACTATGTGAACCAAACCCAGTTGCAAGTGTTGTTGTACCTTCAGCGTGGGCATACTGATCATCTGCAATGTTTGCATTTCCTTCAGCATGGCTATAAACACCGTAAGCAACATTTCCTAACCCCTCTACATGGCTTCCTTCACCTATAGCTTGGTTATTTGCACCTTCAGTGTGTGAAAAATCACCAATCGATTGGTTATTATTACCCTCAGCATGGGATGCGGTTCCTGTGGAAGTGTTTCCTGTTCCTTCCGCATGCGATGAAGGCCCAACAGCTATACTGTTATTGATAGCGAAAGAGTTCGTTCCTGAGGCTCTACCAGAGTTGAACGCAGCTGCATCATCTGCAAACGCTCTACCTGAGTTAGCTGCTAAAGTTCGGGTAGCGGTTGCACTGCCTGCTTGAAATTCAGTGTTACCTGAAGCCGTTACACTACCACAAATAGTAACTCTCCGATCTAATTTAGGAGCTACATCGTTAATGACTATTTGACCGTTATTGGCGATTAATAAAGCATTACGACCTGCAACACCATCTGACGAATCTGCATCTAAAAATCTCGCTACAGGTTGATTACCACCAGTTTGCTGTACCGTCATTGCTGGCCCAGTACCGTGATTAATTACTGATAATGAACTCGTAGCGGTAACATATGATTCAAAATATGATTGGTCTCCATATACAGAGAGATTGCCCATGATTGTTACATCTCTCCCTATAAAGCCGTCTCTGTTAATATGTAAATTTTGAGCACTTACCGTGGCATTAACAACCAAATCACCCTGAAATGGCTCTTCCTTAGAAGCTATAGGATCAGTACCAGAATCAGGGTAGTTTGGTGTAGCAATAGAATGGTGATTTCTTCTATGTAGCTTATTATGAAATCTTGCATTATCAGCCATATATAGTATTTATAAAAAATAGTGGTATTGTTTAAATACTTATGTAATTATGGAATTACCCAATCTAAATAAAACACAGAAATTTATAGTTGATACATTAAAAGAAAAAATAGGTAGTGAATTCACGGAAAAATGGCTTTTTCTTAAAAACAAACATTTTATGAATCGAGCTCCTATTGATTTTATTTTATCAGAAAACTATGACTATTTTCGTTATATAATGGATGATAACTAATAGTAATAAATACTTATCATGTTAGATTTCTTTAAACAACCTGTTGCTTCAACAGAAAAACTTGATTCTTATCATACAATTTTTGGATTTGATACAACAAGTAAAACAGCAGCACAGGCCATCGATATTATCTATTGGTTTATTATATTTGTAGCTTACTGTTTCGCATTTCATGCTTTAGATGTAATTTTAGTTTCATGGAACTGGTTCCTTGTAGGGTTAGCGAGTTTAGCTGTTGTGGGTTTGCCATACTGTGTAAAAATAATACTCTTTGGCAGAAAAACGTTTCCTTTAAAAGCAGCGTTGCTTTGCGGTTTTCTTAGCATTCTTCCTACAGTATTTGATTTTGCGGGGTTATACTCTGAAACCGGTTTGCAAGATAGTTTAAATAGAAGTAAGACAGAAATTGTACAAACACTAACCGACTTCGAGGCACAGAGCCGTCGTGCTGCTCAGCAGCAAATACTCACTATTCAAAACAACGAAAGAGCAAAGACTACGGAACTCGAAGAACAATTAGGACAAACGCTATTAACAAAACAAAAAGAATTAGAGAATGCACGACAAGAAATTATAGATGAAAAGACTGGTGTACAATCTAACTCTACTTCTGGAAGGTCAGGAGCTGGTCCAAGAACACGCGAGCTTGAAGCTACAGTTAGAAGACTTGAAGCGCAAGTTAATCTCGAACAAAAAAATTTAAAAGAAAACGTACAGCGTGCATCAGTTAATGTACAACAAGAGACGAAACAACAAATTGAAGCTGTAACACAATCTATTCAGCTGTTGGATGCAAGAATAATAGAGACAAAACAAATTATATCACAGGCACATAAATTTCACGAACTCGACCTTGCAGTAATTAATGCTAACAGCTTAATTTCATCAATTGCTTCTAACTTAAATGTGGTGTTTAAACCTGTAGAGATAAAAGGATCAAGTAATATCTTAAATCTTTCTTTTGGTGCCTTATTTGCATTCGAAATAACAGCACTCATATGTATGCTGCTCGCGATTTTAATGGAAATAGGTGATATAGTTATTGTCTACGTTATACGTTATGAAAGACAACAACCGAAAACAAAGATCGTTAAGGTTGAATCAAAACCCTATCTATACAGAAAAACATATGAAGGGTATTAGCGCTTGCCGGGTTTAAGTTTTTTGACCGAGCAGATACAAAATTCTACATACGGGCAACCTACACAGCATCTTCCGTTATCCAAATAGATGTCCGGTCGAAGACATGCATGCTCTGTCATACTTTCAACATAAGCTTGAAATGACGCCCACTTGACAGGTGGTTTTGGGGTAAATGTTAAATCCTTATACTCTACTTTAGTATTTTTAGGTTTTTTAAGTAGCTTAAGCTTAATTAAAGCATTTTTATCAATAACAAAGCCCTGTTTACCTTTAGGCAGCAATTTTTTTTGTACCTCTTCCGGTTGTTGTCTTTGTTTTAAAAGTTTTTTAGCACTACGGTCTATGTAGTGTTTTTTAAATTGTTCAAAAGAGCCGAACTTACTAATACCTTTTGTAATAACGTTTTTTGAAACACGTTTCTCTATCCCTGTTACAATACAAGCAATTATTGTGCTTTTGACTTTATCGGTGCTCATTAATGTTAATTATGTTATTAAGTGACAAGAAAATAGCAACTTCCTAAAAAAAAAGGTTGCTTCTCCAAAAATTTAAAGCTATTATTAATGGAGCATGGGTAAAGTATCACCAAAAAAAATCGAAGACCTAATTAAAAAAGGTCGACTTGTTCCAGTAATTAAATCTGATTCTGATGGGAAGCATTTTTTAATTGGTTATAAGCGCAAAAGCACTAGCAGAAAACATAAAGACACTTTTATGTTACCTGAACCGGAAGAAATTCAAGTACCTAATTTTTCAAAAAAATAGTTGCAATATCTAACAACTATTTTAGTATGAATAACCGAAAGGAGGTGAAATAACAATGGATTACAATAACACCGATCTACGTCCTAAGACGTTCTACGTTCAAATTGAGCGTCAGCGTAACGGAGAGTTTCGTGTCAAAAAGGCGAATGTTCTCGAGAAGACTAACCAGTATGCTCGTACCCTTCGTCGTATTGATGCACGCGATTTTACTCGCGCTCTTCGTAGCAGCAACATCACCGTCGCCTAATACTCAACGGCTAGATGTCATAGAGTGCCGAACCTTTGGTTCGGCATTTCTATTTATTTTAAAGTAGTAAAAAATCTACTTGAAATCATTTCAAACCCATTTAATATGTTCACTTATGACAGCAGACCTTATTTCAGAAATTAATAAAAGATTTAAAAAGTCTATTACTAAAGATCCTAATGTCTTAACGTGCATAGTTACAGGTAGGTCTAGACCAACAAACTCTCAATATTTGGAAGAAAAGTCGATCAAAGCTGGATCAAAAGAACGTTTTATTCAATATTATATTTGCAGAGATGCGTTAACTCTTTTAAAATCCGGTAAAACGTTGGAAGAAGTAAGGCAGGAATTTAGTGTAAGTACAGATGTTCTGCAGCCAAGTAATGAGGACATCGTTGAAGCACTTAAAATAAATGGAAAATAGTTCTTGCCAAAATATTTAAATTCCTTCATTATAGGTACGATGAAAACATTACCGAAAGTCCTTGAACAAAAAGGTTTTACCCTTAAGCAAATTAAACGCGAAGGGGACAAAGCTATTTACGAGCAGACTAAAGAAGGATTTGTCAAAAAACACTACGAAGTAATCCGAATAAATCGACATAATGGATATACTCTCGGAGAGCAATTTATTGCTCCGGCCGAAACTTACCCTGGAGCATCCCAATGGGGTGTCAACGGTTGGACTTGTTTAGATCTAAAGTCGGCCGAAGCAAAATATAAAAAGCTTTAATTCCTAAACGTGTTCCTGTAATATTATTACTGTTATATGAAACTTGGTTTGCAATCTACTTCGTTTGTCCGAGTTAAGGACATTGAAATCCCTGATATCTATAATCGTCGTCTAAAATGTGACTACGATGTTATTGACAAAATGTTTGGAGGCGGAATGCTTCCTGGCTCGGTCATTACTCTAAGTTCTCGGGCTGGTCTCGGCAAAACTACATTTGTTTTACAAATTCTTGAACGCCTAGCGGACAAAGGATTTGATGTGGGTTTTTGTAGCTCAGAAGAGTCTGTTTATCAGGTTGCTTTTAACTGCCGTCGTATCGGGGTCAAGAGTGTTGGTATATGTAACGAGAGTAAAATGGAAAAAATTCTCGAGTTCATGGAGCACATGGATGTAGTAGTTGTCGACTCTTTTCAGGGTATTGACATTAAAGATAAATCCGACAAAGCAGTTATCGAGACGTTCATTCAAAAAGCCAAAACAACTGAATGTGTTTTGATCCTTATCTGTCATCTTACCAAAAGCGGTGATATGAGAGGTACCAATTTGTTAACATACGCTGTTGATGTTAATGTGAATCTAGATCTTATTAAGGATAGCGTTGATGGTGCTCGTAATATACGTACAACAAAGAACCGGTTCGGTCCTGGAGGCGACTTTGATTGTACGCTTACAGAATACGGGTTTGACTTTGTTAATATTATTACAGATAAGGATGAACGGGTCTCTAAGAAAGAGGGTCAACGTCGTACAATTCTTACCATGGACGGTAAAATTACAATCAGCACTGTCAGTAAACAGCTTGATATTGATGCAACACGTGCTGGCTATTTACTTCGCGAGCTTGCAACAGAGGGTAAACTCAAACAGCGCGGCCGTGGTAAAAAAGCTACATGGAAGCTTACTTCTGAACCAAAACAGGTAGTGGAAGTTTTTAAGCTACCAGCATATATATAATATATGGCAGGCAAAGGAGACAGACCACGTAGTTGTTTTTCATCACAATTTAAAAAAAATTACGACTCTATAAACTGGTCAGACAAAAAAAAGAAAAAAGATGGGCCTGCTGAACAAATTAAAAAAGGAAAAAAAATTTATGTCTATTCTAATTCTCGGTAAAGGTTTTGTAGGGACACATCTACACGAACATTTTCAAAAAAATAAAATACAGAGTACCATTTACGGTCAGTCCGAATTGGAGTATACAGATTCTAATACCCTAGCAGCTTATTTAGACGAACCAGGGAACAAAATAGATATTGTAATAAATTGCTCTGGGTACACTGGTGTACCTAATGTTGACGCTTGTGAAGACAATAAAGAACTTTGTTATAACTACAATGTAGCGTATCCGTTGCAGGTTTTAAACGTTTGTGAGCGTCGTAAGATACCTGTTATTCACATAGGATCAGGATGCATATACTCAGGCTATGAAAAAGAATATACAGAAAATGACACCCCGGACTTTGGCATATTTTCTAATGAATCGTCCTATTATAGTAAATGTAAACACATATTTGAAACATTCGCTAAACACTTTCAATGCTCCGTACTTAGAATACGGATTCCTTTCACTTCTGATAATTCTCGAAAGAATTACTTTACTAAACTTATAAACTACGATTCACTCATAAGTGAAAACAACTCAATTACATCTATAACAGATTTTAATGAGTTCATTGTTAAATTTATAAACAAAATTAAAGATGGTACCATTAACCATGGCTTGTATAATGTTGTTAACCCCGATCCTGTGACAGCAGAATGTGTTGTTACACTACTAAAGAAATATAATATCAATAACCCCAATTGGTCTTTTATTAAGGTAAGTGAGCTCAATACAAAAGCAAATAGATCAAACTGCGTGTTGTCGGCAGAAAAAATAAAATCCATTGGACTTTCCTTGCCTCCTACATTAGAATCGCTTGAACGAGACATACAGCTTCTCTCACAAACGATCAATGACTAAACTTAAACATCTTTTAGGAGATATTGTCAAGCAATGTGTTGACAATAATATAGAGCTTAAGCTTGTGCCAAAAGATCACGTATTGGTGGATCACAATATTAAATGCTCAGGTTATTTCGACGACACATCACTTGTAGTGGCATCTGGTAAGAAAGATTGGGTCGATGTTTTAATTCACGAGTCTTGTCATCTTGATCAATTTATAGGTAAATCAAAAATATATGATAAAGGTGGCAGGGGTATTATTATTATTGATGAATGGCTCGGCGGTAAAAACATTAATAAAACTAGATTGTATAAATCGTTTCAAGATTCTATTTTAATGGAATTAGACTGCGAAAAGCGAACAGTTAAAAAGATCAAAAAATATAAAATTAATATAAACATTACAAAATATATACAACAGGTTAACGCCTATCTTTTAAGCTATTGGGCTACATATCAAAATCGCAAATGGTACCCGTTCCCGTATAACAACCCCCGTATTGTAAAAAATATGCCTAAAGTCTTTTTACAGCCTAAAGAATACCTTGCACCTCATGAGGTGTACCTTAAATTCTTTAATGAAAAAGGTTCTTAAGCCATTCTTAGAAGAAGACGCTGTATACTATTCTGATTTTAGCGGTAAGTTAATTGACCCCTTATATCGAGCATCACCGTGTGAAGTGACCCTAGAGTTTAATTACGGATCTAAGTACGACGGAGAAAAAATAACTCTACACTTAACAGATGATGAAAGTGAAGATTTATTAGTGTATTTAAATTCAAAACTCATTCAGGAAACCAAAAATGAACTAAATAAGTTTTATGGAGAAAAAAAGGCGGTGATGTAAATGATTGAGTCTTTTTTTATTGCTTCAGTAATAATTTTTATTGTATGTTTTGTGATAGGTGTAATTGTTTCTATGATATATGGGGATAACGTCGAAAAATATTTTAAAAGCTATGATGTTTTAATTAATATTATGACTTGGTCAATATTCACTACAATACCTACAGGTCTTTTTGTCTTAGTAAAGAAGTTTTTTATTGATTTTCTTTCATGAAGCATTTATTATAAATATCAACACATGGAAAAATATAAAAAGATATTAGAAAAGAAAGAGCTCTATATTCAGTTTTCTGATGAAGAGATGTCTGAAATTGGGTGGGAAGAGGGTCAAAAGCTATCCTTATCTTTCGATAAGGTTACAGGGTCCATTTTTTTAAAACCATATGTTAAAGTGGATGTTGATATGTCAGAATGGTCAAGAGAGGTACTGGAGTATATTGTTGGTGTTTCCTGTGAGAAAGACATTTCATGCAACCAAGTCATCGAAGATGTGTTAAAAGACACAATTAAAACACGCGACACACTTAATAAAAAGGAAGAACTACTCTGTGAATAATAATATAAACACTATACTTTTTGTAATACTATCAATTTTAATAATACAACTTATGGTTCTATTTTCAAATGAAATACGCTTTTCAAGACTAGAACAAAAAATTGATCAATATTTCGCCCCGATTGATGACGTTGACTTACCTAAGTGGGAGGAGCAACAGTAATGGGAATGTTTGATACTATCTTTGTTAAAAAGAAACTACCCTTAACTAAGGAGCTTAAAGCTCTTAATGTTAAATGGGAAGAAGAACCTTTTCAAACAAAGGACCTGGAAAGTCTCATGGAAACATATGAGATTACTAAAACGGGAAAGCTAAACTATCTATGGCAAGAGAGAGTATGGAAGGATGATGATGGTGCTTTTCTAAAAGGCTATATGGATGTGGCAAAGGAAGAGTGGAGGAAAGTTGACTTTCACGGCACTATTAATTTTTATACATCATATTGTGATAATGATGGTTATAACTGGGATTGGGTTAGTGATGACCCGGAGCAAATGACTTGGGATGATATCGAACTCATTCAAGGCTATGATTGGTGGATAGAATTTGAAGCTTATTTTACACACGGAAATTTAGATGAAATAAAACTTATAAAAGTAACTAAGGATCCGATAAGCGAAAGAATTAAAAACAACAAAATCTGGGCTGAAAAAAGGGCTGTGGAAAACAAAAAAATTTCAAGAAAGATTGTTGGCTTCTTAAGAAAATTTGCTTGCTATCGTTATGTAATTCGTTTATTATTAAGAATAGTCAATAAGACATATTCATGCTTAACTAAAGCATTATATAGACTGTGAAAACAAAAAATAAAATTATTCAGAAGACGTATGCAGTTCCTGGCGGCCAATACCAGACAGCTAAAAATGTTCGTCAGTTCTATAACAAAAACACTCGAGCACAACGCTCTGATGCAGGCGGAAAAAGAAAGCCATAAAATACTTGCACTTTACCATAGGTTCCTTTATAAATATATATATACATTCAAAAATGAAACTTCATACAGATACACGCGGAACAAGTTGTCCGAGCCCAATTACAGGCTCATGGACAACCTTTGTCTTCTAAGCGGGTATTATATAGAATTTTCTTGATAAGCCCGCTGAACTCAATAAAATGAGCAGCGGGTTTCAATTTAAAAGGCTTTTTGGGAGATGAGCCTGAATCATCGAAACAACCACCTTGAATCCGTGGGTATATGAAATATATAGAGGTGTAGATCTTTATAAAAAGCGCGAGTGTAGCATAATGGTAATGCACTTCGTTGCCAACGAAGGTACTGTCGGTTCGAGCCCGATCACTCGCTTTTTAAAATTTTACAGTCCCGGGACAATCCCTCTCCTGCTAATGTAGTGACGGATCCCGGGTAAGATTTTAATGCCAGTGTGGCTCAGCGGCGACAGCACCGCTTTTGTAAAGCGGTATACAAACAACGGGGGTTCGAGTCCCTCCACTGGCCCCATTTTTTTGCATCGGAAGCTAAACGGCTAGGCAATGGTCTGCAAAACCTTTATTAGTCAGTTCGACTCTGACCCGATGCTCCATTTTTTTATTTGCAAATAGCAAATATTCGTATAATATGAATTTATGTATACGACAAGATTATCATTCAAAGGCAATAATATGGAAGTTGGTATCAAAACCCTTTGGACCAACGATGGTGAAGATCATTATGATTTAGAAATTCGTTCAAAGAAAAGAATCTCTGGTCATGACTTTCAAGCTTTAAGAAACTATCTTCAAGAAGAAGGTTATATTGAAGCAGCACGAGAATGGAATAAAAATCTTGTTTAACGATCTGGCCGTAGTGGTTTCCAGATCAGGGTGGAATCTCTTTGCCTGTTAGTGTGTTAGGAGACCCATCTGTGCTAGACGAGCTAGGCTACATAAAGCTACGACTCTATGCATTTAGTTTAACACAGGCTGAGGACGGAAGTACTGGCTCCATGCCGGGCTCCGTTGAGGAAGGGACAATTCCTAGGACAAAACCCTTCACATACTAAATATTTTAGTAGACCCGGGACGCCTCTCGATGATGTCGATGCGCACCGTTCGGGTGATCTAGCGTGATAACAAAGCCAGTACACATTAAGTTGGGACGCCTTCGGTTTCTGGTACAAAAACACGCCCTTTCCCTCCTTAGTTCAGTAGTAGAACGGTTCTTTGATAAGGAACAGAGCATGGGGCGGTACCATGAGGAGGGACCATTTTAGGGCAGATAGCTGAGTTGGTCTAAGGCGCCCGACTTGAAATCGGAAGTGGGGGAAACTTCACCATGGGTTCGAATCTTACTCTGCCCGCCATTTTAACCGCCCTTGTAGTTCTAATAGCAAAACAGTTCCTTGGTAAGGATCGGTAGACGGAGCGTAACCGTCCTGGGGCTTTTAAATAATTTTAACTGCGGGTTAGAACTCTGGTGAGTTCAGGTGTCTCATAAGCATCTATAGGAGGATTCGATTTCCTCACCCGCTATTCTTTATATGTCCGCTCACAAGTGGGATTGTACAGAGTCTCCAAAACTCTCGTCGTTTGACTAAGGGGTTCGATTCCTCACGGACATGCCATTTAGCCGCAGTAACATAAAAGTAATGTGTTAGTCTTCCAAACTAAAGAACTCGGGGCAGTACCGTGCTGCGGCATATTTCGGGAGTTGTAGCTCAGAGGAAGAGCAGTTGGCTTTTAACCAATTGGCCGTGGGTTCGACCCCCACCGACTCCACTTATGGTTCGTTAGTATAATAGCAGTACACTAGATTGTCACTCTAGTAGCAGGGGAGCATAACCCCTACGAACCGCCATTTCGGATCCTTGGTGAAATGGATATCACGTAACGCTACGGACGTTAAATTCTGAGTTCGACCCTTGGAGGATCCATAAGTATTTTTATGAAGTGGTGGCCTACTATACTAGTAGCAGTGGGTTTGTTTTTTTATTTTGAATATTATTCAGTTCGTGTGCCACTTAAATATGAAATGCTGAATGACGGCTGTCTAATACAATCTTTATATTTTCAACAAGTTATACAAGCTCAGCAAATATTAGATGAATACATGTGGACAAGAGTTCTTGCAATTCAATTTTATGGAATAATAGAAGGACATGCTGTAACTGTTTTTGTCTATAAAAATATAACGTGGGTTTATGATCCTAATCGCGGATCTTTCCCTGTAGCGCACTTTTCACTTTATAACCCATTAATGATCGCGGAACTTGCTTTTCCAAAACTTTCAATAAAAAAAGCATACTATATTGAACCAACATTATTATTGCATTAACTGAAGAAATCCTCTATTATATAGCAATGAAACGTCTCATTATAGATGGCAACAATCTTGTTCATAGAACTTTTTGGGTTGCTAAAAACCAGCCAATTTATAACGAGCACTTCCACATTCATCTTTTTTTGACGAGTGTTAAAAAATACGTAGCTAAGTATCAGCCTAACGTAACCTACTGTGCATGGGACGAGAAAGCAGACTATCAAGTTAATAAGCGCAAAGCTTTGCTTGAAGGCTATAAAGGTAATCGTGATCAGGAACGCAATAAAGATGTTCATACAAAGAATTACATTATTAAAGAGATGCTTGGTTATCTCGGTATTAATAGCGTGTGTCCCTATGCATATGAAGCAGATGATGTGATTGCTATCTTTTGTAATGAATACAAGGACGATCAAAAAGTCATTATTACTGTCGACAGAGACCTTTGTCAACTTATTGATAAGAATACAGTAGTTTTTGATCCGATTCGTAAAGTAGAATTTAATTTAGCAAACTTCGAAGAAGTATTAAAATGTAAAAAGGAGCACTTCGTAAAAATTAAAGCTCTGCAAGGTGACAAATCTGATAACGTTCCAGGCATTAAAGGCTTTGGAAAAGTTAAGATAGAAAAATATTTGGCCGGTGAAGTCGAAATGAGTGCAGAAGAGCTAGCTCAATATGCACATAATCTTTTATTATTAGATTTGAGAAACACTCTGCAAGATGAAACAGAATGTTCTTATGTAAAAGAACAGTTTAAACAACCAGTTGAATTCAAATTTAGTCAGTTTAAAAAGAGATGTGAGGAGTTAGGGTTTCATCAGATTTTAAAGAATATAAATCAATGGTATGATTTGTTCTTTTTAAGAAGTGATCAAATCCGTACACTTACGGATTTTCTAAAATTTTAGATAAATATATAAAACACTTTAAACGGGCAGTCGCCTAGTGGCCATGGCACCTGCTTTGGGAGCAGGAATGACCGGAGGTTCGAGTCCTCTCTGCCCGATACTTTATCTCCCGATATTACGCTGCTTAGCTGAGATAGATTAGCACGAGTCTGAAGAACTTGATAGGTTGGAGCGTTACCAACAGCAGCGGCCACTTTAAATGTTGCTCGTAGTGTAACGGTTAGCATTACAGGTTGTGATCCTGTCAGAGCGGGTTCGAACCCCGTCGAGCAACCCAATATTGAATTTTATAAAAGATACAATATACTTGTGATATGATTGACGTTGGTATTTTAGGTTACGGTGAAATAGGACAAGCGCTAAGCGAATTCTATAAAGATAAACCTTTTAACCTTAAGATAAAAGACAAAAATAGTGTAGAACAGCTCGGTGAGCTAGTAATACTTAACGTCTGTATACCCTACAATAATGATTTTTTAGATATTGTTTATGAACAAATTCAAACATCAAAGCCTATCATTACGATAATTCATTCAACGGTTCTTCCTGGTACAACAAAACGATTACAGATGTTAAGCCCGAACAAGTTTGTTATTCATAGCCCTGTAAGAGGCATTCATCCTTATCTTTATGACTCACTTAAACGGTTTGTTAAATATATTGGAAGTGATACGGAGGACGGTTATCAATTGGCTTATGCACATTTAAAATTTTTAGGTTTTAAATGTGAGCGTATGAAGAATTCTTTTGCTACTGAACTCTCAAAACTTCTTTGCACAACATATTACGGAGTATGTATAGCATGGCATGATCTAGTTAAAAAGCTTTGTGATAGACATAGCTTAGAATACGTTAACGTATCAACAGATTGGAATGTTTCATACAATGAGGGTTATAAAGAACTAGGTATGAGCCATTTTACACGGCCAGTGTTATATCCACCAGAAGGTAAAATAGGTGGTCACTGTGTTGTACCTAATGCTGAACTTTTAGAAAATTTAATTGATAGTTCTTTGATAGAGGAAGTTTTAAAATTTAAAAAATAGTTGCAGTTTATAAGACATGTAGTAGAATAAAGATTCTATGAAATACATCATCCTATCATTATTCCTTATGCTCGGTGTTACTGCATGTGCATCTAAAAAACAATGCACTCCATGCAATAAAACTGTTGTTTGTAAGGTTAAATAATACAACGGGTTAATCTTGTAAATGGTGCCGACATTTCCACATACGAGTGGTAGAGATTAGTCCTGAGACGTCGCGGGTAAACGTCTCACTTTTCGGGGAATTAGTTAAGTGGTATAACTCCTGATTTGCATTCAGGTGTCACCAGTTCGACTCTGGTATTCTCCATATTTTTGGCCGAAGTGGCGAAATTGGCGATACGCGACAGACTTAGGATCTGTTGGGGTAACCCGTGTAGGTTCGAGTCCTATCTTCGGCATATTTAGGAACGGTGGCTGAGCGGCTTAAAGCAAGTCTTTGCTAAAGACTCGAGGGCTTAAAATCCTCCGCAGGTTCAAATCCTGCTCGTTCCGCCATAAGTATTAATATGCTAAAAGAAGGCTATAACCCATACACCTCAAATCCTTTAGAGGGTATTGATTTTGCAAAAGTTTGTTATTTTGATACGGAAACAACCGGTCTAAGACCATCAGATGCTCAAATTGTAGAAATAGCTGCTGTAAGAGGAAATGATCAGTTTTATGAAAAAATAGAACTCACTAACGATACAAAGCAATTAATTGCTCAACAGGCTCAGAACTTCGAACGTAAAAACAAATATGATAAATCAATTGACGAACTTCTTCAAATGACAAATTACTATGATACAAAAGCTAAAACCACAGCAACAGAAGAAGAGGCGTTAAGAAAATTTAAAGAATTTGCAGAACAATCACAATATCTTCTGGCACATAATGCTTCATATGATATGAAAATGGTTAATTCTAGAATGAAACGGTATGGTATTCAAACTATTAAAAACATACCTGTTCTCGATTCATTAGCATTTTCTCGGAGATTTTTTGTTCCGCTATTACGCTCACAAGAAGAAGAAGGATCACAAGAAGCAAAACAGTTGCTTGATCAATTAACTTCTAGCTACAAAAAAGACGGTCAGAGAAAAACTGTTCAAAGTAATCTCGGTGCTCTCTCAAAAGCTCTTTTCAATCAAATTGATAATTGGCATCAAGCGCTTGACGATGTATTAACTACAAAAAAGCTGGTTGAACAAGGCCTTGCTCTATATATGAGCAAATACAAAGAAGCACCATCTACACCATCTTTTAAAAAGTACTATGCAATGAATAAAAGAGCCGAAAACAGATATAAATAATTATATATGTTTCCTGTTCAACCTCAGCATTATACGCATGCTTTCATAGATACTGATCATTATACTTCTGATCAAAGTATGAAGAAAGCTATCGATAAGGTATTATCGGAACTAAAAACTGATCCACCCCAATTTTTAGCTATTCTACCAGACGGTACATCTAAAAGCTTTGACAAGTATGATGATGCTATAGCGTTTCTTTCTATTAATCCTCACTGTAAAGTGTTTGTTAAGTAATTAAATATTATTATGGTCTCTTTCAAAGAGTTTATAGTAGAAGTTCACGCCAAGCTTGGTGGTATTTATGAAAAAGATATTCAAGCCAAATTAAGCCGTGCAGGTTTAGCTCCTGCAAATTTACAAACAGCTGGTGCAGGTCACGGTGCTGACGCTCAAATGTATACCAAAAGTGGTAAACCATATGGTGTAGAGGTAAAGTTGAGTCCTAATGTTTTTGCAGGTCAAAAAAATATTAGATATAACGTTAAAAACGGTTCATGGAGCTGGCCGAGTAAGCAGGACGATCTTACAGCATTTTACGATGAAATTGGTTTAATTGATAATATTGTACTACCACAAGTCCAATCCGAGGTGGCTGCAAAGCTTAAAATGTTTAATGCTTGGTTTAAAAAAAGAAATATCAAATACACAGCTACTGAATTTCCCTTAACACTTACCAATCTTCAGTATACTTTGTTTAGACAAGATAACCCTTCTTATAAACCTGAACTGGGAACTTTTGACTCGAGTGTGGATGCTATTTTTGCGAACTATACAGCTAAAAAAGTATTTTATGTTCAAATAGGCACTCCTGCAGGTGGCTTTTATTATTTGGAAAAAGACCCATTGGGGTTGGCAAAGTATGGTGTGCCGCAGTTTAACCCAGATGTGGTGAGAGTAAGAACAAGATTAAAATGGGGTGGATCAACTCTCGATAGTACGGAGCTTCGCAGCCCAAAAGCAAAATTATCATCAACCGTTTCTTTTAATACAGGTTTAATTATTAGTGGTCTCGAACCTTCACCAGTTTCTATTGATAGAGATCTTACATTCCTTAAAAAAGGATTAGGTTACATAAAGTGAAAACATTTAAATCTTTTTATATAGAAGAAAAGAGTAAGCTTGATCAACTTCAAGCTGCTCTCGATGTTGCAGGATTTGAGCCTACCGTAGGTACAGGTGCAGATGCAGTTAACACAATAATTTCTGGCCTTAGAGCTGCAGCAGCAAAAAATACCGATCAAAGAAAGGAGCATATAATTAATGCAGGCATTTCTGCAATATCTATGATTCCCTTTGCTGATGTAATTAAGCTTTTAAAACTACGTAAATTAGGAAGACCTGCCACAAAAATAGCTGCAGGAGGAGCTCGTGGATTAAAAACATTTGGAAAACAACAACAAGCATCAAATAGATTTGGAATACAAGAAAAATCAATTCATGATCCTGTTCGTCCTGGTATTCTTAAGAGACAAGTTAAAGGTAAAATGACCTGTTCAAAGGCACGTACCTTAAAAGGTAAGCAAAAAAATAAAGGTAACAATACAGCTAAAGCAGCCCAGAGATTTTTGAACTATCATTGCTAAAATATTATAACGGGTAGATGGCAGAGCGGCTTATTGCATCGGTCTTGAAAACCGAAGAACAGAAATGTTCCGTGGGTTCAAATCCTACTCTACCCGCCATTTTCATAAAAAATATTTGTACAACCTAAAACATACTCTATAGGATAACAACACTGTAATTCTATAGCTGTGTTTAAACTTGCGGTATTTTTAGCATTAATACCTACATAAAACGTTTTAATATTAGAGTTAAGTTTCATTAATTTATGAATAACAATTGTTGCTAGTCTCTTGTTACTATTTTTTATAAATTTCTTTTCTTTTAAGGCGAGTTTAAGAAGATTGGGTAATATGAAAATACTAAAAACATTATTTGTATCTATATAAACTGTGCCAACTGCAAATTCACCTAAACATATTCTATATATTTCTTTGTAATTGTTCTTTTTTAGGTATTGAATGTGCTGCTCGTATGTAGGTGGTGTAGGTGGTGTTTTGTAGGTAATATTAACAGTTTCATGGAACCTCCATCTATATAAAACAACATCATAAAGAAATTTTTGATCTGTTTCGTTTAAGACATCAATTGACTTAAGTTTAATATCCTGCTCTTTATAATAACCAGTGGCCATATTCTTTCATTCTTTCAATTTTTGTATTATTCCGTCTCTCAATTCTTTCATTTGTCATTTTATACATCCACGTATTTTCCGATGTATTATAATGAATACAATAACAAATATTTCTTATATTATCCTGCACTTCTTTAACTTTCCAGATATTATAATTTGTAAATAGAAAAGAATTCAACCAACGCGATTTGATTTCTTTAAAGTGCTTTTGCATAACAGCTTGACCTACATCATTATCATCTATGCATAACGGATCTTTTCTAAGTTGATCTAAAAACTTTGGATACCAAGTAGGTGTTGCATAGAATATTATAAAACCAAACCCGCCTTTTTCACGTGGAATTCCAGATGTCAACTCCTCATAAGACAAATCCATATAAGCTCCTATATCATATTTTTCAGTTATTAATTTAGACAAACGATCAAAAGGTACCTTCAAAAATATCATATCAATATCCGAATGGATTACGTTAATATTATTTTCGCACGCAATGTGACCAATACAATAGGCTTTACATATATGGTGCTTTTCTTTGTACGCTTTTCTGAGCAGAAACACTTCTTCATCTTCACTATTAACAAGTGTTTCTTGATCTACGTACATACATGTCATACCATGCTCTACGGCATACGTATATGCCGTAGCGTCTAGACAAACTACAATTACATTATCATTAATACCTAGTTTTTGCAGATGTTTATACCAGTTTAATAGTAATGTGCAAAACTCACCCGTAATAAATGTTAAAATTATATTTTTAGTATTTAAAGCTCTATCAACTTGATAAGAATTGACAATAAAATCTTTTAACATAAGGTCTATATTTTTAATTGTTTTTTGTTAATTATCAACTACTATATATATATGATTGAAATTATAAGAGAGGTATCGGGGCTCATCATGATGATCTGTTTCATGTTATGCTACATACCACAAATATATAAGATTTACAAAAATAAGTCGTCAAATGATGTATCATTAATGCTGGTTATTATGTCATTAGGTGGCTACATTTCTGGAATGGTATATTTGTTTACTTCGACCTTTGGATTATGGTGGTTTATTAATTATTGTGTGGGAGTAGTTATGTGCTTGCTATTAATGCATGCATGGTTTAAATTTAAAAAAGATAAAGAGTATGACTCTTACTAAATAAAAAAAATTATATGGGGGGTTAGTTTATCGGTAAAACATACGGTTTACATCCGTAGGTGAATGGTTCAACTCCATTACCCCCTACCACTTTAAATGAAAAAAGTAATAACAGTAGATTTTGATGAAACTCTGGTTGTGCCTTACCCTACAGCTTACGGTGGTTCAAGCTTACATATTGTACCTAAAATAGAAGAAATTATTCGCTATGAGCACAGTATAGGTACAGATGTATACATTGTGTCTTTCCGGAAAGAAAAAGATAGAGCTGAAATGGAGAGAGTAATAATGGTTAACAAATTGCCTATTAAAGGTATTATTTGCACTAACATGGAGCCTAAATTACCTTTCTTGAAGAAGTTAAATTCAAGACTACATATAGATGATGACTTTTTTACATGTCAAGAGGCTAAAAAAGCTGGTATTGATGTTCGTCTGGTTGATAAGCCTGGTAATCTTATCAAGTTGTAAAAGTCTAGATATTGCTGGAAATTACTCTTACACTAAAGAGGAAATATCTGAAAAACATCGTAATGAAATCGTTATGACTTATAACGGTAATATTAATGGTATTCCTTATAAAGCAAAACAAAAAATAAACCACGACCCTTTGTATCCTGATAAACCGGCTTATTATGAAGCTTCATATGAGCTTTGGTTTTGGTAATTAAGACTTAAAAGCATAAAAGAGCACAAACCATATTGCGAATGCTAAAAAGTAATATATCACATAAGATATTTATTCGTTAAATAATCTCACATGCACCACCGGAGCATGCTTGAGCTGCGAGTGTATCGATATCTACATGCTCGGCTCGTTCTTCTATAGTGATTTCCCAATCGATTTCTTTATACTCTCTCTTGAGATCACACCAGACTTTCCAGAGATGGACGTGTTTTAAGCAGTATGTACATGTACGTACATCGCCTTCAAAATACCTTACTGCAAATTGTTTAGCTCTACGAATCCAATCGTACTTGTTAAACCATGAATCGTATGCCTCCTTAGCAAGAAAATATTCTGCTAAAGCTTTATTAGATCTGTTATTTGGGTATTCAGGCTTAACCATGTCTTCTGGTTTAGCTAATTTTTCACCATAACCATTTAAAGCATCACATGCCTTCCAGAGATCTTGAAACGCTTTAAGCCCATCAACAATTACACCTGAAGCAAATACAGCTGCATCACCGTATTCTCTTACAATTTCATTTGGTGTGAGTACAGTAGAAAACGGAGCTTGGTTATAATCTAAATCACCAGAAGCCGGTAGTAATGAAATGCCTGCAAACCATTTTTGGTTATCAAAGATAAACTTCTCTACATCATCCCACTCTTCATCTTTGACTGTGATAGTATTAGAAATATTATGACGGATATAAGGCTGAGCACAAAGATCTACATTAGTACCGGCTTCTACCCAGTTTTGTTGAGCTACTAGAACATTTTTAAGTAAATCAACAGCCCCTAATTGATTCTTTGTAATAGCACCTTGTGGTACCTCACATAAGAATGAAATGACTTTGTCAGTCTTATTTGTAGACCAAACAGACTCCTCTACAGCTACAGGATTCTGTCTTTCGAATTCTTGAAGACAGAACTCGGTTTTGTTAGCCTGTACTCTACGAATATATCTACGAGCGTGGTGAGGGTGAATGCCTGATGAAGTGCCGAGAATACAGGAAGTCGATCCTGCTGGTTTAGTACAAGTTGTACGCGCTGATTGATTAATACCCAAAAGCTGAGCTACCTTTTTATTAACCTTTTTTACTTCTTTAGCGCCTTTTTTCTGTATTTCAGGATTCAGAAGAATTTCTGGGTTATCCATAATACCGGTAATAGATACGCCGAGAAGAGCTTCTCTTTGAACTATCTCCTTAGTAGCTTCAGTGAGATATTTAAAATCAGTATAGCCTGCCTGTAATGTACCAATAATGGAAGCTGCTCTACAACATTGTAGAAAATTCTCTTCTGTATCGCAGAAGCGTCCGTTGATTTCTGTCAAATTACAAAACTCCCAACCAGACCTGCCATCCGCAGTTTTGGGATACAGAGCAATTTCTACACAAGGATTATAGCAGATATCAACATCGCTCAACCAAACAAAGCCCGGTTCACCAAATTGCTTTGTACTTTGCATTAGTTCGCGAAACTGCTCTTTGGTTACTTGTCCTTTAAGAAGAGCTGCACTATTATTGCTTCTACCTCTTTGAGGATTAGTAATAAACCAATCACCTGTCTTAGCTGTAGCCATCTCCTTATCCTCTAAGGAGAAAAGACAAAGTGTTGCTGAACGACGGACACCACCTGATAACACAGCATCACCGATATGCATAATAATATCATAGCAATTGATAGGACGAAGCTTCCCTGCCCATTCATCAGTTTTGAATTCTGGACTATTAATACGTTTTTCAATTAACGCTTCAATTTTCTGCATTGAATTAAATAACCCCTCTGGACCAGGAGCTAAAAACTGATTAGCAACTAATGTGCCCTTCGGTCTTATTTCACTATAATCAAATACAACTGTTTTACCTTTATACTCTTTCCATTCTTCATCATTCGAATCAAAATATGATGCCATTAAAACACCAACAGCATCAGACCACCCTTCAATTGAGTCACCTACTATATGTGTTTTAGAGGAGCTTGATCTTTTTTTGATGTTAGGAAGTTTTTGAATGTGAGGGTATTGAACAGAGAAACCAACACCGCAACCGCAAAGAAGGACATACAAAGCTTCTGCAAAGACACGCTGACGATCAATATGAGTGGCAGAGCAATTATATAGGCGTACATTATGTTTTAAGATAGGTGCACCTCCAAACTGTAAAGTACGCTGAGCTGCTAGTACTCTTTTTTTCTTTTGCTGCTCTTCTGCAAAATCTATTTCTTCTGCCAACTGCGGTTCCTTTTGCAATTGATCCTTATAATAAAGTCTGTGCATATTATAGACTCGCTCAACTGCTTCGGACCACGTCTCTCTGCGTTTATGCTCCGGTAAATAATGTGAATATCTAGAATAAAACGTGTAATCGGAAAGTGACTTTAGACTCATAATAGTGAAAGGTATTTTATGATAGTATTTACAAAATGAAACTGAAAATACGATCTTTTAAAAATTAAAAGTTATAAAAAGTTTTAAATATTGATTTTTTAATAGTTCCAATTATAAATAATGTTGCTCTGGTGCTCATTCTAGAGGCTAGAACTCATTAACCTTGTCTAAAAGAAAGGAAACAAAAACATATGAGTAATACAAACATGATAACAATACCGGAAGGATCCGGATACACAGTAGGTCGCGTGGAGTGGTCTCCATTGCAGGTAGCTCGTCAACTACCTGCGCTGTTTAGCGATCATTGGCTCGCTGATCTGTTCGATGGAATAGATATTCCAGCAAAAGCGTTTGATGTCCCAGGGACTCACTATCCTTATGATGTCAAAGTGCTCACCAATAACGAAGGTGAGGTCTACAGATATGAAATTGATGTAGCTCTTGCCGGAATCGGTAAAGAAGGTATCAAAGTCAAAGTAAAAGATGGTTATTTGACTATTGATATTAGTAAAGAAGAGGTCGAAGAAAAATCGCATATCAAATATGCGAGAAAAGGAATCAGCAAAAGAAAGGCTACAATGTCGTTTCACCTAGCTGAAAACGTAGATGTCAAAAGCATCTCGTCCGATTACAAGGATGGTTTACTCAAGGTTACCGTCCCTGTAAAGCAGCCTGAGGTCTACAACGTAGATATAAAGGTTGACTGATTAGTTTTTAGTTTCTGCTTGAGCACCAGAGGCATTTAATAAATATTTGAGTCTAAGTTATCTCTGTCGCGGGAATAAGAGTTTTCGCGAAGGAGGTAAATATGACAACAATAATAACAGCTATTACAATCTACAACATAAGCGTATTGTTTATTGGGTATTTTGTAATGCTCACAGAAGTGTTTGACAGACCCACTCGTAGTAAATGAGTTTGGCAGACATTTTTGGATAAAGGCGGCATTGCCGCCTTTATTTTTTTCTTGATGAGATAGGAATTTCCTTTATTATATTTACATGACTTGTGCAAACTGTAGTTTGTTTATCGAACCTGAACGTATTAAAATGTTACCAAATACAAAAGTGTGTTCTACATGCGCTCAGCAATACATTAAACTAAAGCCTAAAAAAGGTATCATGATATACGGTCATAAAACTGCAGGTGAAATGCAGGTGGTGTCCGTAGAAAATTTTAGAGACTATCGCAGATTAAATCCTTACGGAAGACATACAGGCCGCGGGTCAGGCATTCATCGAGTCTCAAAAGCAACAGAATACGTTTAATGGTTAACTATATTATAGAGAGTGCAGGCTCCCCTGATAGTGAGAAAAATGATTGTACTGTTCGTGCATTGGCTATTGCGACTGAAACACCATATATAAAAGCATATGCTAAGTTAGCTACTGCAGGACGAAAACGTAATAGAGGTTTTCATATATGTAAAATATTAAAATCTGGCACAGTTCACTTTAATCATGTTTTTAAAAAACTAAAATTTCGTAAAGCAATTACTTTACAAAAGTTTATTCAAAAGTATCCTACAGGCACTTTTTATGTACAAAAATATGCACATGTTTTTGTAATTAGAGACAGTGTAGTATTAGATACATATAGGCCGGGACCCTATACTCGTATCACTAAAGCTTGGGAAGTTACAAGATTGCAATCATAAAAATCTATTATAAATTAAGTTATATGCCTAATCTTGACCCGGTACAGCTTAAACAAATTTTTACAACCACAAAGAGAAGCAAAGATTTTTTTACTAAGTCATTCAAGTCGTTTGTAGAAACAGGTACACATGTGGGGTCAACTATCATAGCTCTGCATCCTTATTTTGAAAAACTATATACAATCGAAATAGCAGAACAACTGTATAATACATGTAAAAATGAATTTGAGAGACGAAAGATAAACAACGTAGAGCTTGTCATGGGAGATTCTGCGAAAATAATTCCGGAGTTTATTCGAAAAATTAATACTGATACTGTTTTTTGGCTTGATGGTCACTGGTCGGGAGGTGCAACAGGCAAGGGTGATAAAGATGTGCCCCTTTTAGAAGAAATAAAGTCAATAAATGATTTTCCTTATAAAGCTGGTATTATCATTGACGATGCAAGATTATTTGGAACTAGTATAAATGAAGACTGGTCAGAAATTACCGAACATAACATTATTAATGTACTGCATGATAGTAGAGTAGAAGATTATTATTATTGTAATGACAGATTTGTCATACTCTATAATCAAATATAAACATGTCCGCTTCTAACGATAATCTATATAAAATGTTTGGACCTACGTCCTGTTCACCTGATGAGATGTATCAACCAGTAGCAAAAAATTATTTTATTGTAGGTTATAATATAAAAGACGACAGGCATCGATCCTTTGGTTTTTTCCAAACGCTTGTTGGGGCAAGAAAAACTATACTTTCACAGTGGAAAGATATGGAGGAGTGTTACTATGATGCATTTTTTATAGAAGAGTTTAGCGAAGGTATTTTTAAAATCGGTAATATTGAGGAGTATTATGAAATTAATATGGAAACACGTTCTCTAGTTAAAAAAGATGTACCTCTTGTTTTAAGAACCCGGGTTAATTGGTCAATAGGATAATTATGAATACACACGCATTATCATTTACAGTCAACAGTATCGAAAAAAACTTCGATGTAGAAGCAGAGCATTTTAAGCGGGGGTTGAATGAAATTCAGTTGCAGGACCCTCTTTTTGATGAACCTTCTTTTTTGAAAAACGGCTATATGATAGCCAAGGTACCAGAGATGTGGCATGAAACAATTATTAGCTCTATTAAGAGCTATATACTTAACGCTTTAAATGTAAATGGAGTCAATCCCGAGAATTTTCAACTAGATCAATATCACACCTATGTAAATGATAAAATACATCAAAAAGTAGTCGATAGTTTTCGTGGAGGAATGGATGGCTATAATGGTATTCCAATCGAACAATTAAATATACCAATACCAGATATTGACTCTTTTATTAATAAAACAATTCAAAGCAATAGACCGGTTTCTATACATGTACAAAAGTTAGGATTATCTATTAAAAAATTTTGGATAAGAATAATACGACCTAATACAAACGACAATAATCCACCGCATAAAGACAGCCATTTAGAGAGAAATAGAAATATGGTTATATCTTTTTACCCGATTGTAGGTTGCAACGAAAAATCCTCATTACCTATTATACCTGGCTCACATCTAGAACCAGAAAGTGAATATATAGTATCTTCTTCACCTTCTTTTGTAGACAAAAAAGAGTTTAATGTACCTGCAATTGTTCATAGAAATAAGGGATTAAATTTAATAACACCTAATCCTAAAGAAGGTGAAATATTAATTTTTACACCCGAACTTATTCATGGCGGTGGGGTCAATTTAAATACCAATATTACACGTATTTCACTAGAAATGCGATACTTTAATTAATCTCACATTTAGTGCCATAAATATATATGTATGGCTAATGTAAGAATTAAAGATTTACCACTTAATGTACCGACAAGACAGAGCTGGCTACCTTTTGAAGTAATAACTTCAGGTGCATATACTACATCAAGAGCGACACTTTCTTCTATTATTGCTATTGGATCTAATGCATTATGGCAATCTGCTAGCACAACAGTTAGTGCATTGAGTTCAAATTGGCAAAATAATACTACTAGCTATACCAATGATAAGCCTGTATTATCAAGCGGTTATTTAACGACAAAAGCCTTTAGTGGATTTTGGTTAGATGCCTATAATTTTGTTAATGCTGGTAAAAATACTTGGGATACAGGAGCTGTGCGTGCAGCACGTGCATATACTACTGTGCAAGATCTAAGTACATCATGGACAAGTGCAAGATCAACGGTATCAGCGCTTTCAGCTCGATGGGAGACCAGTTACACAACATTTTACGGAATTAGTGCAAATCTTCCTCGAAAATTTGCTACTACGTTTGGAAACGGGATTAATAATCCTAATACTATAACACATAACTTAAACACAAGAGATGTGATAATAAGCGTAGCGTTAAATGCACCGCCATACACCGTTACACTGCCTTCTGTGATTACATGCGATACGGTAAATACTGTCTCTATTACAATGCCATCTACACCAACAACTAATCAATATAGAGCTACAATTATTTCTGCGTAATGATTACGTTTAACAGCTTTTATACCGAAAACAATAAACCTAATACCATTAAAAAAGGAGATAAGGTTATTGATACTAATGCTAAATGTAAGCACTATAAAAGTGAAGGTAAAGTAACAAAGGTAAAACAACTTAAGGACTCAAAAGGTAATACTGTAGGTAATACAATATGTTATAAATGTTCTAATTCTGGCAACTCATGGGATAAAGGCGAAGAACTAGAAAAAACTGAGATACAGCTTAAAAGAAATAATTAAAAAAACGACTTATTACAGCTTCTAGTATCGTTTTTTCTAATCATATAAGCAATTTCACTTATATCTTGTTTTAAGATGGTTGTGAAGTATAGGAAGAGTGTGTGTAAGAATATTCTCATTTAAAGACTACTTGCCTTTGTTTTTTTTACCGGGCTTGCGGCCAACTTTTGCTTTTTTGACTGCTGTTTTAACTTGTTTTTCTTTTGTCGCTTTGACAGGACGGCTAAGAAACCCTTTAATATTGTTAAGTAGATCTGTAAAAAGACCGCTCACAACTGATAAGATTTTCATATATATATTTATTCTTTTCACCAGTGAAAACCATAAAAATATGAGCTGTCTAATTTAAGGGCTGATACTACAATACTAATATTGTAGATCAAATGTTTTTTCAAACGCTTTATTATCGGCTTTATATGACTCCAGGGATTCTAAATTAGCGTTTGCAGAATATTGCCAGTGCCAGCTTATTTCATCGGGAACTTTAAAACCAAAAAATTTATATACATCTTTTTGCATATCTACAACTTCTTTGCCTCTCCAGTTGTGACCCACTGTAACAATACCCGCTTTAATGTTACCTACAATATTACCTTCCTCAAGGCTAGTTTTTCTGTTTTCAATCCAGTTAAGACGTTCTATTAATTTTTGATATATACCATTCATTTGACCCCAACGAATAGGACCAAAAAATATAACAGCTGATGAATTAAAAAGTGATTTCGAAATCTTCCACAACTCGTCCTTTTCATTACCAAAAGAAACCCAGCATCTATGATAACCTGAAGGGTTCTTTTCTTTATCTTTTAAAAGAGCGCCCTTTAATCCACAAGTATTACCTTCAGCAGATGATACATTACCTACACAAGGAAGTATGTTAAGTGCCGCAGCGTCAACAATTTCACATTTGTTCGAACCTATCCTACTTTGTATAAATCGTGCTAGTTGGGTACTTTTTGGTATATCTTCTTTTTTATGATCAGGTCTTGTAGATGTAGTTATAAGCAAAACACGTTTTTCGCCTTCTAGATAAGCTATAGTTTTCGAAAGGTTAGAGTCAGTAACCTTAGCTTCAGCTATTAAGTAATCTGAAAATTTAAGCATATACCACTAACTATTTATTTAATACTGTATAATTATGCAAAGTATGTTTATAGCTTATAAACAAAAGCTGCTCCGTATAGTAACGTCAGTGACGTTATAGGACCATTAAATGAGAAGTTAACAGGTAATTCAAATGCTGTTAACTGACCAACTGTTGAAGAGCTCGCCCATTCCTTCAAGATCGAGGAGCCATTGCTTCACTCGCAGAGTGATATAACCGTCCTCGTCAGCTTCCATTTCAGGGGGGAAAATGTGTTTACATCTGCCTGTTTTGATAAGCTCGTCTTCAAAAGCCGTATCGACGGCTTGTTGAAACTCTGGGTATATTTCTTGATGAATTTTATAAGATTTCATAGCGTTATTCCCCATTTAGCGGCAAGGTAATCAATAATTTGGTTAGCAGTTGTTTCATCATGTACAGCACGGTAAATCAGAACTTCGGTGTAATTCAAAGCCACAGCTCCCTGTGTTCCGGTGCTATTCGACGCTCCCAACAAAATATCAGACCTATTTGCGGAGGAGGTTCCAACACTACCAGACAGGGTTTGATGCGTTTTCTTACTACCAACAATAGCTTCTCCACTATTCCCAACATTGAAACGTGCTGACCAAATGTTATGGTTTGAACCTGAGCTTTTGGATAAAGTTGAAAGTCTAGATGTTCCGTTGTTAGCACCAATAACCCCCTCAGAAGACCCAATAAACATACCTCTAGGTGCTATTGTGGAGTTTCCTAGTCGAATAGCGGTTCCAGTTCCCATGTCTGTCCCCACTAAATAGTAAGAGTATTGCTGCGTGAAAGTGGAGAACCCAGAACTTGATAAAACATCTCCATTGAAAAACACCGCTTTCCGTCCGTTGACATTAGACTTGAAAACAGGTTGGAGGCTTGCGGAGGATTGGGACAAATTAGGTTTACCGGAAACCAAGTTGTTCCATTGCGTAACTGTTTCGTCATTTTCCGCAGGGTCATCAACGGTTGTAGCTGTGCGGGTTACAGTTCCATCAGCCCACGTTGCTTGCCAAGGGTAATCGGTGTCCCCAGAGGCGTAAAAAAAGCTTATAAAA